GTTGAACTTTTACCCAAGACATTGTAATTCTCCACATTGTTAAAAGTTAAGGGCGACTCAGTTTCCCAAGCCGCCCTATTGTTATATACCGCTAGATCAGAATAGCAAGAACCAGAATAGCGGTAACCAAAAGACCCAATCTATAGAGAATAAGTAATAGCTCCATTTCATGCCACTAGCTCAAGCGCACGTTCGTGAGCTTTGCCTTTAATGTCACGACCAGAAGCAGGACCGTACAAAGCTCGATCCAGTCTTAAATCTGCTCCATAGTTTCGTACTGGTTTATGGTCTGCCATCCACATCACCGTTTGATATGCACCCCAAAGAGTACCTTCTGCACTCTTAAGATCATGCCCGGGATTGACAGGACCGTCTTCATTGACAGGCTCGACAACTGACACATCCTCTCGTTTAGTTTCCAAGGACTTAATATCAATGTCTTTCCCTGCTTTGATCGACGCTATAAGCTCGTCAAGCGTAGCGGCTTGGCTAGCATTCTGTTCTGCCAATTCTGCTTTGGTGACAGTCTTCCCCTTGGATGAAGTAGCAGAGAATTGCTGACCGCGAAAAGCTGACATTGCTTTACGCACGGCTTCAGACTGAATAAGAACACCATTCTCGCCTTCACGCTCTTTACCGCCAAAGACATACTTGAAGAATTCTAGTTCTTCTTCACCGTTAAGAACCTTTTTAGCCATAAGCTTTGCTACTTCCTCGAACTTGCCGAAGTTTTGGCTAGAGATACCTAGAGCGATCTTCATAGCATCAGCGTCAAATGGAACCTTATGATTGTGCGTTACGATATCGTCTGATGTATCTAGAGCCAAACGCATTGTATTATTACACACTACCCTAATAGGCGTTAACAATGCACTATTAGCATTAACGCCAGTATGAGCGATAGTGAATAACATGTTATTATTCACCTGATCGTCTTTCCCAAGGGTAAAACCTTCATTAGTGGTTGCCATGCACCATACTTTACGACCACCGAATAATGATCCTGCGGTATGAAGGAACATGCTACCATCATCAATAAATGGTTTGAAGAAGTCGAATAGGTCTTGGTTCTGAAAAGGCTTGTACATCGTACCAGCAACATATTCTCCTAGAATTGAACCGTCATTAGAACGCTCAATAAAATGAGAATTAGGCACTGGCTCAGATGGATGCGTGGCATGGTCTGGTGGGTAGTGGTTGGCGGTAAGCGATACCTCCCAGTCAAGACCTGCGGCTGTCATCATCTCCGCTGGTGTCATTTCGTTGGTAACTGGTACACCAAGCCCATGCCAAGGAACTTCACCTGCATAAGCCATTGTTTCAATTTCGTGAGACATTGTAAAAAATCCTTTCGTTGTCTCGTTTCTGAAGCCCTGAATATGCGCCTAAAAAAAACAGAAATCAAGAACTTTTATTAGGCTGGAGTAGGTTAGCAGATAGGCTGGAGAGATAGGCTGGAGTAGGCTAGCAGATAGAATGGACCGAGCTAGCAGAAAAGAAGAAGGCGACGAAGCCGAACATATATGAGATTCGACTCGCCGCCCTCGCTTTGTCAACGCTAGTCTAGGGGAAACACCGAGAAAAACCTAAACTTTATGGTTGACAAAATTGTTTCATGGTTGACAAAATTATTTCATGGTTGACAAAATTATTCTCAGTATTTCTTGACCTTCTCAACGATAGTAGGCGTGGTATCATGCTTATAACACAATAAGCAATCCTTGCACTTCTGCCCTGTACAATTCTGCAACGGTACAGCCTCATCAGCTAGAACATTATTAAACGTCTTATCAAAGTATTTAGGTATCTTATGTTTAGGTAAGATATTACTAATTTTAGGATTAGAGTATATCAAGATAAGATTAGATGGTTTAGCTCTATAAGAGAATAAACGTTCTACGTAATCTTTACGCTTAGTCCATAGAGAGAATGTACAGTGTGGATTGTGTTCTGCAATATCAGTAAGATTAGCTAGGTGTTGAATATTAATTAATTCACCGTGTGCGCTAAAACGAAAGAAGCTATCCATTATAAATGGTAGTTCTTCTTTAGTTAAAGCTCTAGAACCTAATAGATTGCTATTACGTTGTAAGGCATTAGCCATATTTTTCCTGAAACCATTTAACATAGTATGGCTATAACACACGCTACAGATTGTATTCTTACTGGCTTTGTTCATCTTAATACAAAACTTGTTAGTAAGAGTATTAGTGCTAATAGCTCTAAAGCCTTCTAGCTTTCCTGTCATGGTGCTAATATGTACACTGTTAGCTTGCATAAGCTTGACCTTCTTGCTTTTCCTTTATTGACGCTAATAATGTTTTTTGTTTAGCTGTTTGTTTACTAGGATTAGCGTCAGTATATGCTATGTAATAAGTACGTAGCTTACGCTCTAGTCTATGTAGTGTACGATAGTGCCAAGACTTTCTATCTTCACTATACTTAGAAGCATTAGACTTAATAAAATCTCTTGCTACTTTAATAGCTTTAAGCAAGCTATCTATGGATTGCCTAACAGTTAATGGTTTACGAAATCTGGCATCTTCTAATACCTTATCAAAAACAGTTAAACCAAGGACACTGGCTCTAAGGTTTTCGATCATACCATCAGCGATAAGGTCGAAAGCTTTTTGATTGACTTTTACATATGACATTTTTTGTGTTTCCTTTTTTGTGTTAATGATCCAACACTTTTAATGGTGTTAAAACCTCTTGTCAATAACTTTTATTACGTCATATGTACGTAACAGATAAGTTATCATTACCTTTAAAACATTTCCTTCCCCATGTCTTCTTGCAAAACTCTGTAGCTTCTTTCTTATTACGTTGGACCGAAACAATAATCCATCGTCCTATTGTTCTATTGTGAGTTTTATCCATTAGCTCCTCACTATCAAAGTCAGAGCTATCAAAGAACTGGTGAAAGATACCTCGTAGGTTATTGTTACGTACTGCATCGCTTACAGTGAAATACTGCCACACATTATATTTCTTGTCGTGACGCTTGTTGACTTCGACTTTAACCTTATCTGGCTTTGACATAATATCTCCGTTTCATGGTTGACAAAATTGTTGACAAAATTGTTGACAAAATTGTTTAATAGATTGACAAAAAAGACTTGACAAAATTATCTATATTCTATAACCAGATAGATCATCTTTACTGTTATCTGGATACATTTCTGGTATTTTATTATTGACAAATTTTAAATTAAGACACAACAAATTAATATCCTTTAACTCACTTTGTTCCATTAAAAATACTTTACCATGTCCTAGATCACCTATCCTATCCTTATTAATTAAATCTTCTTTCTTGGCCCAACCTCTAATGACAACTTTAGGATAGTGTTGAGCAGTAACCAAGATAAAAGTATTTATATCATTATAATCAGTTTTATAAAAAGCTATGAGCTTACCTTTACCGTAAAAGGTAGTCTTAACATCTATCTTTTTATCATCATGTGTTATTAAATCAGCACCACCTTTACGTACAAATATAGAAAGATCAGGATACACATTAAGATGCTTTGCAACTGCTAACTCACCAGCTATGCCTAACTTCTCTATATCCATAGGATTACGTTTTGAAACTTTAGAATTAGGTATACCAGCTTTACGATTAGAATTGTAACGTAACTTTCCACCTGTAGAACATAACTTCTGTTCTAGTTCTGTAAGAGTATATTCAACAGACATAGTTTACTCTTGTACCTAGTACGTTACAATTAAGCATGTCACGTATCCTTTCATACATCATACACGCATTAAAACTATTCATCTTTATCCTCCTCCGTACTAAGATCAAGAAATAATTCTTCTTGTCCAGTGCAATCTTCTTGTAAAGAACCATCATCTAAATAATGTGTAGCACCACGTTTAATTGGGAAAGCTGTAGCTGTTATTGTAGGATTTAACAAACCCCAATTTATATCTATGTTAATAGCCTTTTTATGATCTTTTGTATCAACCCATATATCCCCTTCAAGTATCTCACTGGATACCTTACCATCATCTACTGAAAATTGAATTTCTTTCAACAATCCTATGATTACTGTTTCTAGTAGCTTTTCTCTATGTTCCATCAGTGTATCTCCTTAGATATCATAATGTGACGTAAATCTATTGGTTGTGTTTCTGCTACCTGCCTTGATAACATCTCCATAACACGTTCAAAATGGTTATAGAACATAATCGTGATAGCGTCTTTCCAGAAGTAGTCTGTCTCTATACCGTAACGATCCGTTAAGCCAGATTCATTCATTGCACCCTCTATACAATCTATAAGGTACTCATCAATAGACGTAGCATCTCTTACCTCAGTATCCTTAATGAACGTAGCAAGGATATTGTATGTCTTTTCTATTCTGTCTTCTAGATCACCTTGGGCTTGACTTGGTAGGCTCATCTCATGCTCCTTCATTTGACATCATTATATTCCCATCTATAGAATATATGATCCTCTATCTCTACTGTTCTAGTCTTGGTGTAAGCCCAAGACGGTGTAATATAGTCAGCGTGATAATGTGTAGCACCATCAGTAATATCAAGATACGGCATATTCTGGTATAACATATCCTCTGCCATACCATATATAGCGTCATAAGTCTCTATGTCAGTAGGTTCATCCGACTTACCATCACAATACCAACTGAATTGACATTTATTACGTACTGGTATAAATTTATTTTTATCCTTCCATGATGGTCTGGTTGGTCCTTCATGGACTACTTCACAAATACTATCTGGATACCTGTCATCCGCTACACGGTTCATTACTACGTTACTTACAGCTAGCATACCTGCTAGGCTCTGGTTCCTTGCTTCAAAGTACATATTATCTGCAAGGCACGTAACCTCATCATGGGTTACTCCCATCAGCATCCCTACTAGAAGTAATTCTTTACCTATCATCATTTCACCTTATAAGTTCTACTAGACGGTTTAAACAACAACTCTGCCTTTATAGCTCTCCTTAAAGAAGATTTAATCTCACTGTCAGTTACGTCTTCTACAATAAATTTACGTATCTTACCAAAGGTATCTTGTTTCCACCTAACAGCATCAATGACAAAATTATCTACATACTTCTTACGCTTCTTTCGCAGTAAGACATCTTGTTTCTTTTTGATTATCTCTTTCCTACGTAATGCCCTACGTTCCTTTTTCTCTTTATGCTCACGCAGTAACCTCATCCAAGACTCTTCTTTCTTAGGTTCAGTATCTTCTTCAATGATAAGTTCTTTATCAGAAACTTGCCTACGTAAGAAGTCAGGAATATCTAATAAGTCTTTATCATCCATTGTTTTAACGCCTTCCATTACCATTCGACATATAAGCTGTCATCCCCATAAAGGCTCCGACAACCCCTGCTTGACCTATATAGAACAATCCAAACAAATCCGCAAGTGCTTTTATTCTACCGTCTGAAAAGATAGGCAAGAAGACCATCAAAGTGAACACAATCATAGATATCATTGCTACCCATGCCATGCGTTGTTGTGCTACTAGCTTGGCTTCCTGATTGATAGCGTGGATTGTTTTCATCTCGTCATCCGAAACAATACCATCACCGTCTACATCATACTTGGCGTACTCACTCTTATCTTGAAGTACTTTATCTCCTTTAGTTACTCGCATACTGTTCATTATTTTCTAGTCCTTTCTCATCTTCAGTATTACCATCTAAAATATAATTATACACAAAATCTTCTATATCTTTAGATTCATAATGCTTTCGCAATCTGTTACGTTTATTAATTAATTTAGCCCATTTACCTGTAGTAAATCTATAGTCATATGCTATATGTTTTAAATGAGGATGTTGAATATACAACGTATGATTTTTTAACTCATATTCTAAGTTATTATAATCTAAAACATCTTTAGCGTGTTGTAAAGTATCTTTATATTCTTTACTACTTGATTTCATACCCATTATGGCAACCTTTCATCTCTCCATTTATGTAAAAAGATAACATGTGTATTATAGAAATAAGCATGTACTTTACTAACACGTTTAGATATACCTAGATACACTCTAAACATATAGAAATAGTACTTTCCTTTAAGGTAGCTCATAAGGATATTTCCTTGGCTTATACTGTTCTAGAAGACTACCTAATCTGTTCTGTAAATACTCGTAGAATTTAGGACATTTTAATTTAAAATATTCTTCTACAACATACTCTGATGATGTTATTTCAAAAGGAAACAATACCACACAACCAGCGTTAAGCACTTCTGTTATTCGTGTAAAGTCAGTATTAACTTGGTATACAATAGGAACATACTGCTCATCATCGTAATATGAATCTACACCCTTACCACCTGATCTTTTAATAGTTAAAGGTAGTGCCATATTAGTGTAGTTTCTAATATTAGCTGAAATAGGATCACCACCTTTACGCTTCTCATTCTCTACATACATATAGTAACAATGTTCATTAAAAGAAGGATCATTTGGGTGTAGCTTATAATTACTTACTATTGGCATTGGAAGTGCCTTTCACCAGCGTACTTGATATACTGTATAGTATCAAGGTTTACGTTACGATAACATCTTTTACGTTCCTCTATACTTTTACCTTTAGCACTTTTCATATCAAACACAACAAGATATTTATTTTCATCTGCTGTTTGTTTTCCATCACCACAATGTGCTTTTACAGCAAGCCTACAAGTCATTTCTCGTAACGTACCATCTTTCTTGATAAAAGCAACTTTAAATACTCTATGTCCTACCAACTCAATGATATCTTGTTTCTTACGTAAAAGTTGTTTATCTATTTCCTTTTGCATTTCAATATCTCTCTTTGTTTTAATAGAAGTGAACTTTCTTCCCTTCATACGTTTTACCCATAACTCATTAGATTGTAATAAGTACTTAGGTGCAGAAGGCCAACCAGTTCTATATCGGTTACCTTTTATGTTACCTTTTTTCTTGTCTTTTTTCGTTAGTGGCATAATTCACCAAAAAAAGTTGTTGCAGTTACTTGACAAATGAGATAGTATACGAACAGAAAATGGTTGTCAAGAGAAATTTTGTTAACTAAATCAACAGGTTAGTCATGGGATACAAAAGAAGACAAAAAGAAATTGAACGTCAAGATAAAAAAAGACGTAGAGATTTTAAAAGCAATATAGTCGCTAGAGACTTGCATACTTCTAAGTATAGACAAAGAGTAGTTCCAAATAAAAAGAAACATAATACATTGGAATTAAATATTAATACTGTACTTAAAGATTATGAGTAGTATAATGCAAAGAAAAATAATTATAGATATAGAAACAGACGGCTTAGATGCTACAGTCATATGGTGTACTGTTTGTAAAGAGCTTCAAGGTGAATTGAAAGTATTTACTAATGCAGAAGAGTTTAATAACTATATCAAGGAAGATGATATCTTCATTGCACATAATGGTATTTCATTCGATATACCGTTACTAAGGACTTTATGGAACGCTGATATAAATAACGTTGAAGATACTTTAGTTATGTCTCGCCTATATAATCCAGAACGTGAAGGTGGGCATTCTCTCGAAGCATGGGGTAATAAGCTAGGTTACAGTAAGATAGAATTTAATGACTTCTCACGTTATACTGAAGAAATGCTAGAGTACTGTAAAAGAGATGTACTTCTTACTGAGAAGATATATTTTGTGTTATTAGAGGAAGGTCGTCAGTTTTCTAGACAAAGTTTAGAATTAGAGTATAACATAGCACGTATTATAGAGAACCAACGTAAGCATGGTTTCTACGTAAATAAAACTAAGGCAATACAATTATACTTTGAAACTAAAACTAAAGCTGAAGAGATATCTGCATCAGTACACAAATATTTTCTTCCTAGAGCTAAGTTAGTAAGAGAGATTACACCAAAATATAAAAAAGATGGTGTTATGGCAAGAACAGGTCTAGCAGGTCTAAGTGACGTAGCAGGGCCATTCTCTCTTATTCAGTTTAAAGAGTTTAATTTAGCTAGTCCTAAACAAATAGTTGAAAGATTAAACGAGTATGGCTGGAAGCCTACTGTCTTTACACCTAAAGGCTCACCTAAAATATGTGAAGAAAATTTAGCTACAGTATTTGATACTGCGCCAGAACCAGCTAGGAGATTAGCTGAATGGAAAATGCTAGAAACACGGTGGAAGACAGTACAAGCATGGCTTGAGAACCTAGACAACAATAACCGAATACATGGCACTGTATATACTATGGGTGCAGTTACTGGACGTATGACACACGCTAACCCTAATATGGCTAATATAGTGTCAAACGATAAGCCTTATGGTAAAGAATGTAGGGCTTGTTTTACTGTACCTAATAATAATTACAGAATAGTAGGTATGGATGCTAAAGGCTTGGAGCTACGTATGCTTGCTCATTATATGCGTGATGAGAGTTACATGGATGTTGTGTTAAATGGTGATCCACATGAAGTTAATAGGATTGCGGCTGGTCTTGAAACAAGAGCAGATAGTAAGAGATTTATTTACGCTTTCTTATATGGTGCTGGTGCAGAAAAACTAGGAAGCGTAGTAGGTGGAACCGCGCTAGATGGTGCAAAGCTGAAACGTGACTTCCTTAGAAATATGCCAGCCCTAGAAGAACTTATTTTAAAGGTACAATCTATGGCTGAAAAAGGTTCACTTAAAGGACTAGATGGACGTAGAATATTAGTACGTCATCAACATGCAGCATTAAACACATTGTTGCAAGGAGCAGGTGCAATATCTTGTAAGCAATGGTCTGTATGTATGGATGACGAGATACGTAAAAGAAAGCTAAAAGCTAATCTTGTCAATACTATACATGACGAAATGCAGTTCGAGGTACACAAAAATGATGTCGATGAAATTATTTCAATTTCGGACTTGACAATGCAAAAAGCAGGGACTATACTAGGGGTAAGGTTGACGTTAAATGCTGATGCAAAGTTAGGATTTAATTGGGCCGAAACTCACTAAACTCAAGAAAAGGAGTAGTGCTAAATGAGAGAGAGTGTAGTAGTAAAAGGTGACGCAATGTGGGCTAGCCTACATGAAGTCAACAAGATGTCAGACAAATATCAAATTGATATCTGTAATCTTGATAAAAAAGATGTTAAGTCTCTAGAAGACCTTGGCATCTCAGTTAGGATTGGTGAAGGTGAAAAGGCTGATAAAGGTCATTTCATTACAGCTAAGACTAAACTCGTTCCTAAAGTTATGGATTCAGCTAAGAATCCTTGGCCTTCTGGTACGGTGGTAGGTAATGGTAGTACTGTAAAGTGTTCTATCAGTCCCTTTAACTGGACGTACCAGAAAAAATCCGGTATATCAGCATCACTTAATGCTGTTATGGTTATTGACTATAAGCCATATACTGGCTCAGACGATCTAGATACAGAAGATGGATTTATTCTGGGTGATGATGTGGCTTTAGATAATCTGACTGATGAGGATGATGATCTATAGTATGACGTAATAGTGCGTCTAAAACAGAGGGAGAGTTTTAAGGATCAATCTTGAAACTCTCCTTCACTATGGGAAGCAAGGCGGTTTATGTCTTGAGCCAAAGCAAGGCAAGGTCTAGTTTGGATATGACCTAACGTAAGGTTCGATTCCTTACCTTCCCACTTTTTAAATAGTAGGGAAAGTTACACAGTAGGTAACTTAATGATAGCAGAGGGACGGTAGCTATCACGCTCTTTAACAGAACGGAGACTCAATGGCTAAGAAAAAGAAGGTTCATACGTTAGTCCAAGATATCAAAGATTTAATTCTTAACGGTAAAGAAGATATCAGTAAAGATAACTTAGAAGAATTCTTAGACACTATGCGTGAAGAAATGGAGAAATTTCTATCTCCGTATGAAGGAGAACGTAAAAGAGTTAGACTGTCAGCTATTGGACGTACAGATCGTAAACTATGGTACGAAGTAAATGATCCAATAAAACGTAAAGAGACAGCACCATTACGTATGCGCTTCTTCTACGGTCATATACTAGAAGCTATACTGTTATTTCTAGCCAAGGAAGCTGGACATGACGTACAGCATCAGCAAGCAGAAGTAGAGTTAGAAGGTGTAAAAGGACATATTGATGCAGTAATTGATGGTGCGTTGGTTGATGTTAAGTCTGCTTCTGACTATAGCTTTAGAAAGTTCAGTGAAAAACAATTATTAAACTCTGATCCATTTGGATACGTAGCACAGATAAGTGCTTACATGGAAGCGTTAAACGTTGAGGAAGGTGGTTTCCTAGCTATAAATAAGAATAACGGTGATATCTGTTTTCTTGAGATGGATGAACTTATGACTATTAATGCTTCAGATAGAGTTAACCATGTTAAGAAGATGGTAAAGAGTAAGAAGATTCCAGAACGTTGTTATGATCCTGTTCCAGAAGGAAAGTACGGTAACATGGCACTAGCCAAGGATTGTCTGTTCTGTGATTACAAAGAAAGATGCTGGAGTGATGCTAACAATGGAGAGGGGTTAAGAATATTTAAATACTCTAATGGAAGAAAGTACTTTACACATATAGAAAGAGAGCCTAATGTATCGGAGATATTATGAGTAAGTTACTTAAAGCTCATCAACCTTGCCCTACGTGTGGTAGTTCAGATGCGTTATCATATTATACTGATGGAACGTGGTGCTACTCTTGTGAAACTTTAACTAAGGATGAGAATATGGAAATCCCACAGGATAAACCAAAGATTGTAAAGAACGATGTCTTGAGTAAAGGTAAGACACAAGAACTTATTAAGCGGAAGATAACAAAGGAGACTTGTTTAAAGTACAATGTTACTGTTGAAGATGGTAAACACATATACCCTTATTACAATACATGGAATGAGCATGTAGCTAACAAGGTACGTGCAAAGAACAAAGCGTTCTCTGTAGAAGGACGTATAAGTGAAGCAGGTTTGTTTGGGCAACAGTTATTTAAGAAGGGCGGCAAGTACATTACTATATGTGAAGGCGAGATAGACGCTCTTTCCGCTCATCAGATGTTTGACAGTAAATGGCCTTGTGTGTCAGTTAGAACTGGAGCCGCAGGAGCCAGTAAAGACGTTAGCGATAACTATGAGTATCTTATGAGTTTTGACAATATAGTTATCTGCTTTGATAATGATAAGGTAGGCGGCGATAACGCTAAGAAGGTAGCAGAGATACTATCTCCTAAAGCCAAGATAATGAAGATGCGTTACGATGATGCTTCTGCTTATCTTATGGAAGGAAAAGCTACAGAGTTTTCTGCTGATTGGTGGAACGCTGATACTCACACACCTGACGGTATAGTAGCAGGGTCAGAGCTATGGGACGTACTACAGAAAGGACCAGAGAAGTCTATTGTAGACTATCCTTTTGACGGCTTAAACACTATGACTTACGGCTTACGTAAAGGTGAGCTAGTAACTATCTGTGCAGGTACAGGTATAGGAAAGAGTAGTTTCCTGCGTGAAATAATATACCACATATACAAGAATACTGATGAGAACATAGGTCTTATGTTTATGGAAGAGAGCGTAAGGACTACAGCAGAGAGCCTTATGAGCCTACACATGAATAAACCGTTACATCTTCCTGACGTAGTGTACGAAGATCAAGCCTATGAGGATGCGTTTAACGAGGTTCTAGGATCAGAACGTTTCTACTTCTTTGACCATTTTGGTTCTAACACCATAGAGAACATTATAGCTCGTATACGATACCTTGTACGTGCGCTAGGTTGCAGGTACATAGTATTAGACCATATTAGTATACTGGTTAGCGCACAGGAGAATGCGTTAGATGAACGTAAGACCATTGACTCATGCGTAACCAAGTTACGTACTCTTGTACAAGAACTAGGTATATGCTTACTGATGGTATCTCATTTACGGAGAGCATCTAACGGTTCACATGAGACTAACTCTGTTAATGTTAGTCTAAGTGATCTTAGAGGTAGCCACAGTATAGGACAGTTAAGTGATATCGTTATAGGACTAGAACGTAACGGACAAGCTGATTGCGTAGTAGAACGACACACAACCTATGTAAGAGTGATTAAAAATAGGTTTAGTGGTCTTACTGGTCAATGCTCTCAATTACATTACGATCTAGGAACAGGACGTATTACTGAACGTGAGGAGTTGTAACATGAAATTTATAATAGTTATTACTATGTTTATGTTTGATCCACTACATGTTGGGGATGACGCTGTAGTAATGATATCTCAACACGATGAACCTCTTGTGTTTGACACTATAGAGGAATGTGGAAAACACGTTACTTTAAATCTAGATAGCTTAATAGCATACGCTAACCTTCTATATAAAGATGAAGGAATTGCTAAAGAAGTTCTTTGCGTAAAAGACCCTAAAAGAAATAATGCCGTCTAGATTTAGATCAGCGTTTGAAGCAAGGTTTGCTAGGGATTTACGTGAGCGTAAGATAGATTCAGCATACGAAGCTGATAAAATACGCTACGTCCCTAAGACCAGACTTTACACTCCTGACTTTTATATTGCTAGTCACAATTTTTATGTTGAGACTAAGGGACGCTTTGTTTCAGCAGATAGAGCAAAACACCTACTAATTAAAGAACAACATCCCGACATTGATATACGTTTTATCTTTATGAATGCTAAGATACGTCTTGATAAACGTAGTAAAACAACGTACGGTGGTTGGTGTGATAAATATGGTTTTAAATATGCAGTGAATAGGTTACCTGACGAATGGATAAAGATATAGAAGATACGTTACTTGAGGCTGTAAAAAACATCAGTCTATTGTTTAATAAAGATGGAAACAAGAAACGTGAGTTTGTTGATCCTAATGGTATTATTATTCTTATTGAAAAAGACCCAAAGGATGAAGAGAACTTTAACGTATCATTATTTAATTTTAAAGAAGATGATACTGAATTTCCTATATGTAAAGTCATAGCCTACGGATTGCTACAAGTACTGGATGAAGACCTTGAAACAATATTTACAAAAGGTATGAAAAAAGTGCTTGACGAATCTGATGAAAATGTTAAGAAGGTTATTCAGGCAGAAGTAGTAGACTTTAACGAATATAAACGAGTAGTAGACAACAAACCTTTTTTAAGAGATAAGGAAGATAATGACGATGCAGGATAACGTAAATCACCCCAAGCACTATAAGCTCAACGAACATGGTATCGAGTGTATTGATGCTATACAGGCTACTATGTCTGAAGATGGTTTTGAAGAATATTTACGTGGAAATGTTTTAAAGTATCTGTGGCGGTGTAACTACAAAGGACATAAAGTGCAAGACTTACATAAAGCTAAGTGGTATCTTGCTAAACTTATTAGTCTCGTAGATAAAGATATTACACAACCTATGTTTAACTTTGATAAAAACAATACTATTGAGGTAACGAATGAGTAGTAATTATGAAGACTTTATTCACATAAGTCGTTACGCTCGTTATCTGCCAGAAGATAACAGACGAGAGACATACCAAGATACTGTTGATCGTTGGTGGACATATATGACAGATAAGTTTCCGTCACTGGCTGACCACAAAGATGTAAAGAAGGCTATTGAACAAAAGGAAGTAATGCCGTCTATGCGTACTATGATGGCGGCAGGTCCAGCACTGGATCGTAACAATATAGCAGCGTACAACTGTAGTTATCTTGCTGTAAACGATCCTAAAGCATTTGATGAAGCGTTAATGGTACTTATGTGCGGCACTGGCGTAGGCTACAGTGT